CGCTTCTCATGCTCTCTGTATCACCTGCGGGCAAAAGTTGAATACGAATAATCCCACGCTTGAAGAGGTTGAGGCAATGCCAATGCCAAGGGAGAGCGCGTGGCAACTTTAGGTTCTATGATCAGTCAAACTCTCCGCAGGGTGCAGCCGGGTCAACAGGTAGAAGCCCTGACGCTCAATGGCTCTTACACCGCTGGCGCAACGTCCTTAGTAGTCTCCGACCCCGCCGGAACCATCCTTCCCTCCCTGCGCCCTGAGACAGTCTGCGCCATCGACCTGGAACTCTTCTACGTCCAAGCCGTGAGTGGAACGACAGTCACGGTTGTACCCGGCTACCTAGGCTCAACCACCGCCAACCATTCCTCGGGGGCGATGGTCTACCTCAACCCTCGCTTCAGCGCCTTTGACATCATGCAGGCAATCAATGATGACTTGAACGACCTATGTTCACCAGAGAACAATCTCTACCAGGTCAGTTCAGTGGAGATAACCTACAACCCCGCGACCGTGGGCTACGACCTCACCGGGGTGACGGGCTTAATCGACATCCTCAGCATCCAGCAGAAGCAGCCCTACCCCATTGGCTACTGGGTGCCCTTCCCCCGCAAGAAGTGGACCTTGACCGCGGGCGCTGATACCACCGTGTTCCCTTCCGGCTACGCCCTGCGTCTGAATGAAGGCGGCTATCCCGGTATGCCGTTCCGCGTCACGTACAAATCCCAGTTCGCGCCATTTGTCAATCTCACGGACGACGCGACGACCGTCTGCGGTCTGTCCTCCACCATGTACGACTTACCTCCGTTGGGTGCGATGGTGGCGATTGTCGCTCCGCGTGAAGTGAAGCGCAACCAGATCGACTCAGCCCCAGACTCGCGTAGGGCCACGGAAGTCCCGCCCGGTGCGGTGATGAACTCCGTCGCGCAGGTCCTTGCTTTAAGGCAGCGCCGTATCAACGCCGAAGCCTCTCGTCTGCACCAGTTGTATGGAAGTCAAGCCGGTAGATAGTGGCGATCTCTGCCGTAGGTTCGTTGGCGGTCTCTAATCAACTCACTACTCTTGCGGTCAGTCCAACAGCCACCGGTGACATTCTGGTGCTCTTGGCCAACGGCCGGTTAGGCAACAATATTACGGGTGTCTCGGGAGGCGGCGCAACGCACAACATCAACATCTCGCCCGGGGCCATCGTCATCAATCCCGCACCCGGGAATGACGCGGCCTCACTCGCGCAGACTCACGTCATGGTCGAGGACGCCCTAGATCAGTTGCTAAGTGAGTACCTGGCGGGCTCTACACCGTTGACGGCGGCGGGATAATGAGCGTCACGTTCGGTACTGAGCAATTAGAAAATGGTAGTGCGTAATGTCGCTCGTTCAAAACGGCGATACCGGAACACTAATAGCTTCAGGGAGCGCCGGAACAGTTCTTCCCGCTAATACCACCATCGGCAATACTGTGGTTCTTTTGATTGGGGCTCAATCGGCGACGGCTGGAATCGTGAGTGCGGTGTCGAGTTCTATTGGAACCTTTACCAAAGTTGTGGCCGTAGGCAACGCCACCATTGGGGGAGAGCAAGAATTCTGGGTATGTCTCGACGCGACCGGCGCGGCGAAGACGATAACAGTAACCACCACGGGTGCGGTGACATGGCGCGCGCTCGCTAGTGAGTGGCCCGGTATTGCTACCAGCGCGGTGACGGGGGGAACCAGCACCGGAACGAGCGCGGCACCGGCGATAACGGTGACACCTGTCGAAGCGGGCGACCTTATCTTCACTGGCATGGAGACAAACCGAGTAATGAGCGCAGGCCCCGCCAGCCCGTGGACATTTTACAATGCAGGTGTCTTCAACTTTGCGAACGGCAAGGGCCTCGCGTGGCAACAGGTAAGTTCAACGACACCCATCACAGCAACGTGGGCTCAGACAAGCGACGCGTACGCCGCGATAGGGCTAATTGTCGAGGGGTTGTACTCCGCACCATCGATACCGACCCTCACATCACCCGCCAATGCAATTTACGATGATGTAGCAGTCAGTCAGGTCTTCACTGCGACTTACAATTCGACCGACGGAACAAGTCAGAACAAATACGCGCTGAGACTCAAACTCAGTGGTGGTTCATACGGCTACTGGAATGGTACTGACTTCAGCTCGTCAACGGCAGTGTGGAACACGATCACGACCTTGCCCGGAGCAAGTTTCAGCGTCACCGTTCCCTACGGAACGACGGTACCGAGCGGGACGTTCACCAACGGCTACACGTACGACTGGTCCTTCGCTTCGCAGGAGGCGGGTGCCAACGACCAGGGGAGTTTCGCCACTGACTTCGTGCTGAACACGCAGGCGGCTCCGACCGTCACCGTCACGGCTCCGACCGGGACAACGTCCTCGGCCTACCCAGCTGTCACGTGGACCGAGACACTCGGGAGCACGGCTCAGACGGCCTACCAGGTAATCGTGGAGTTCGGGGGCTACGGAACCATCCCCGGGGCTGGCGCGCAGGTGTGGAATAGCGGAGTGGTGGCGTCCAATGCCCTCGCCACGACGACCGCTGTCCTGCTCTCGCCGAATACCTACCGGTTCTTCGTCCAGGTCACCGAGACCAACGGTATGACGAGCGCGTGGGGTTACAGCACGACGACGGTTTCGGGCCTCATCGCGGAAGTCCCCGGCACGTACGACGTGGCCATCGCCGGTCACGGCTACATGATCGACACCACCTTCGAGTTCGGACGTAGGGACTCCTTCAGACACTCCAGCATTCCCGCTCAGAGGGACGCGACTGATGTCACCAATCAACCCGGCGAAGCCACCATCAACCCAGCCGGACTATGGCGAAGCGAGTTCAACGACTGGTCGATGGGCTCGGGCCAGTTGTTCGTTGATCGGAAAGACTCTCAACCTAACCGCTACCACCACAGCCAGGGAACGGATGTCTTCACCAGGAAGTGGTACGCCTCGCTCTTAAAGGACACCACGCAACTCATCGCGGATACCGATACCGCCTGCCAGATTCTGGTGGTCAACAGCTACATCTTCAAGCTGAACTCCAGCGGCGTCAGCTATTCGACCAACGGAACCAGTTATACCGCGATTACCGGACTCAGCGGGACGCCGGTGATGATGTGCAGCGATGGCTTCACGGTCTATATTGCCTGCGGGACGGGCGGGGTGTACACGGCAGTCGGTGGCACGGTCGCCGCTGTTGCGCAACTGGTGAACGTCACTTCCAACAACGTGTACTTCGTGGCCTACTGTTCTAATGTCCTCCTGGTAGCGAACGGAGCGTCGCTCTACCAGGTCACTACGTCAATCACCTCCTGGCCTACCGCGCTCATCACCCAAGCCCAAGCGACGTGGACGTGGAATAGCGCCTGCGGAGGCAACGGGTGGATTTATATCGGGGGATTCGCTGGCGCGAGCGGGGGAAGCGCCTCCGTCTCCAGTGTCTTTAAGACCCAGTTCATGTCCGATGGGACGACGCTGACGGCTCCGACCGTCGCTACCCCGCTGCCTCCGGGGGAAATCGTCTACTCCCTCTTCGCCTTCGTGAACTACATCCTCATGGGAACGTCTCTAGGGATGAGGTTCTGTCAGACCTTGGGATTGATAGACCCCTCCGGTCAGGACACCGGGCTCTTAAAAATTGGCCCGATCATCCCTAACTTGCAGGAGACCTGCACCAAACCCGTTCGCTGCTTCACGGCGAACCAGAGGTTCGTCTACTTCGGCTGGTCGAACTACTCCGCCTCGACGGTGAACGCCACCGATACCTGCACCGGGCTTGGATGGCTGGACATCTCTACGTTCACGGGAGAGCAGACCCCGGCCTATTCCTCCAATCTCATGGTGGGGGGAACGGGAGAGATTACCTCACTGGACTGGTTCAACGGCGCGCCGGTCTTCACCGTCCAGGGCCAGGGCGTCTACACCGCCGCCTCGACCTACGTCTCTTCAGGGAATATCTACTCCGGCTACATCGCCTTTAGAATCCCGGACCAGAAGATTCTCGTGGCCTACTCGGTAGACACGACCTCCACTGCTTCGAGCGTCAGCGCGACGATCAACCAGGACGACGCGAACACCTACTCACTCGGCACCGTGAACGGGACGACCAACCTGTTCTCGGTACCCCAGATATACGGTGAACTCTTCGAGACGGACCTGACGCTTAACGCGACGAGTTCTAACACCGTGCCAACCGTCCTTCGTCGGGCCACGCTGCAAGCCTTCCCCGCCATCACCGCGGGCAAGTACATCATCACCGCCCTGCGCTTCTGGGATGAGGTCGAGACCAGGGCCGGGCGGCGCGGGTTCTACGTCTACCAGGAACTCGCGTTCCTAGAATCCCTGCGCCAAACGCAGACGGTCGTCACCTATCAGGAGGGAACGAACACCTGGTCCGTGGTGGTGGATAACATCGACTTCGTGGAATATATGCCGAGCGGACTACCAGCGGGAGGATTCCAGGGCATAAACACTGTGACCCTCAAGACCGCATCAAGTGGATTGCTCACGTAGACATAAGAAACCTTATATAATTGTGACATGTCAAAAACCCTCATACAAAGACTGGCAAACAAGTTCACAATTGGCGATGATTGTTGGGAGTGGACCGCGTGTAAGGGACGGGGATATGGAATCGTTATGTGCGAAGACAAGGTGAACCGTATCGCTCATCGGGTTATCTACCAGCTTCTCGTCGGGCCAGTCCCAAAGGAACTGCAACTAGATCACCTGTGTCGGAATCGAGGATGCGTCAAACCTTCTCATCTCGAACCAGTAACCGCGAAGGTGAATATCAATCGCGGGCGCAAGGCTAACGCCGAGAAAACCCACTGCAAGAACGGACATCCGTTTAACGACGAGAATACGCGCCGAAGTGTCAGGAAGAACGGACGCCAACGCCGGGACTGCCTTTCATGCGAACGTTCGAAGAACGTTGGACCCAAACCTCTCCCTACTCACTGCAAGAACGGCCACGAGTACATGCCTGAGAATATCTACATGACCACGGACAATGCGCGTGCATGTCGCATCTGTAGACAACAATGGATGCGTGACTTCTATGCCAGAAAGAAAGCTCTAGCATGACCGACCTCCCAACTGTTAGCAAGCGCAAGCCCATCCCTGATGTCAGGAATCAAATCGCTGATTGGGCCAAGTGGGGGATCAATCACCACGCCCGGTTCATCTACACCGAAGGCGCACAACGGATGAGCCACGTGGGCAAGGCCCCGCTCAAGCATTGGACTTCCAGGATCTACAGCGATTGTTCGGCGTGGGTTACCTACTGCTACGCCTGGGCCGGGGCTAGAGACCCGAACGAACTGAACTTCGATGGTGAGGGGTATACCGGCACGCTCCTAGAGCATGGTGAACGTATTGCGGTAGGCCAATGCCTGCCCGGTGACGTGGTGGTGTTCGGACCACCGCCCGGCGTTCACGCGGCCCTCATCATCGAAGCCGGTAAGGACCCGCTGACTTCGAGCATGGGCGAACAGGGCCAGCCCGCAGCGATACGGGTCTCGTCCATGACGTTCCTGGGTGAAGCCACCTACCTGAGATTCAATACCAGGAATCGACACCTCCCGTGATGCCAGAGACAAACGGATTAATTCATACCCCCCACACGCTCCTTGACCCGACGAGCCGAACGTTGGAGACGCTTCATCGCGAGATAGAAAACGTCTCGGACCGACTTGAGACCTTGATCATCTCCGACGCAAGGCTCGCAAAATCCAAGTTCGATGCAGTGGAACTTGAGTTCAAGTTAGTCGAAAGGCAGCGAGTAGAAACCAAACTCGACACCAAGCAGGCTGTGGACGCCGCCTTGATTGCTCAAAAAGAAGCAGCCGGTCAACAGACCATCGCCAGTGAGAAGTCCACCACCAAATCAGAAATCGGCACGGACGCAAAAATCGCTGCGCTTGGTTCAACATTCACCCAAGCCCAAGCGGCGCTAACCACTTCGTTCAATGACCTGAAGGATCGAATTATCACTATTGAATCAAGTTCCAATGGTCGGGTTTTCGAGCACGACCAGCACCGACTGAACGCTGGTCAGAACACCAATGTCATCACGGCCATCGTCGTCGCGGTGGGCGCAGTCGCCTCAGTCCTCATCGCAGTACACGGCTAGGGATAGGCTTTCCCCGTGGAGAACTGGGAACTTGAGGCATTGCTGAAGGAGATATTCCGGATGTTGAGAGACATCCGTGAGATACTCGAAAACCCTCCCAAGCCCAGTACGGCCACTACAATCAAATTAATCCCTGGCCCTGTCCAGGATAACTAAAGGAGCCTTATGGCCGAACATCGGACTTCTGATAGTGGTAATCATCATTGTCCTTCTGGTGAAGTTGCTCTAGATGCATGAAGTCTCGTATGTCTGGTACCACTATTTTTGGACCAGCGATATGGGCAACGGTCCCGAGGCACTCCAGCAAGTGGTTCTCGGAGCGGTGCTGCTGGCGGTCTTTGTTCCACCCATCCGGCACTGGTTCGAACGTCACATCAAATCACTTCACGACAAGTTGGACCACCAGCACCAGGAGCGAATAGACCAGGCTGCGCACCACCACAAGGAAGCCCTCGCGCTCGCTCGCAAGAATCACGCGGAGCACATGGTCGCGCTGGAGTCTAAGTCGAATCGAGACTCAAAAGGAAGGTTCATCAAATGACCGACGAGATGCGCCAGCACGGCAAGCGGGGCGCGAAACTCCTCAAGAACGTCGTGGCCGACCCGACTGTCTCTGCCGTCATCCCCGAAGTTGACCCGACGACATTGCCCGCGACGTTCGATGCGACCAAGGGACGCGGGCTCTATCCGATGCTCGATAATGACACTCTCGGTAATTGCGCCGAAGTCGCCCTGGCCGTGGCGATGATGAACCAGGCCATGACGGGGCTCAATGACAGAAATCAGCCCGTCTACGTCGCTGGATTCACTGAGCCCGATGCGCCGACCGTGGACGGGTGGTACCACGACATCGCGACAGCGGAGGGTGAAGGGTTCACGACCGGCGAGGGACCGGGCACGAGTCCCTACGCGCTGGCGAGTTACGCACTCTCAAGCGGCCTCGCTTTGGCTGTTGGTGTGCTTGGACCCGTTTCGCCCGATGTCATTGCCCAGGCAATCTTCGACACGTCCGGCGGGGCGATAGTGACGTGGGCGCTCGACGACGACTGCTTTCAAGAATTCGACGCGAAGGAATGCTGGGGAACGATGAGCGTCAAGCCCGACGCGCAGGAGGGCCACGCGACCGATGGCCTCGGGTGGGGGTCGGACTTCGCTCCCCTCGTCGATACCTGGACCAGGATTCAGTGCACGACGCCCGCCTTCACCACCGCCTGTCAGGACGGACTCATACTCGTTCTGACGAAGGGTTGGGTAGATCAGGGTGGCGACCTCGACGCGATGGTGAGCAAGTGGGGCCTTAGCATTGCTGAGATGAAGCCCTCGGCCGACACCACGCCAGTAACGTGGCTGGGGAACCTAGAACGTCGCATCGAAGACCTCGAAGCGTGGATAAAGGAGAGAACATGACCACCCCAGTACCACCCAGCTCATTTACCGGATCATTGAAAACTGCCGTCCAGGTCCTCGTGTCCTGCGGTATCGCGGTCGGACTCGCACGCCTGGTCCTGCTCGTCGGGCACCTGTCGGCTTTCGAACTGGCCGATATTTATATCCCGTTGACCGGTATCTATTACGCCGGAATCAGCGCCCTAGAGGTGAAGTATCCCAAATACGGGTGGCTTTTGTACTTGCTGCCCAGCGAACTGCCCACCTGATAACCTAGCCGTGGAAGTTGGTGATACTCCCATTTCATCTTCGTTCCTTTCCGGACTAGAGGCTCATCCTTCGGGGTGGGCCTCTAGTCATGTCACACCCTGTATGCTAAACTCAGGTCTACACCTAAGCGGAAAGGAACAGCATGGAACTAGAGGAATTTCAGTTGGAGGATGGCGAGCCGGATGGCGCGTGGAAGCGTGACTTCGTTATCAACGACGAGGACCAGTGCTTGTGGGCCATGAGGAAACTAGCGGTTTCACAACGTCGGATTGACACCGTGAAGCGACAGGCTCAGGATGAGGAACATCGCATCGAGATGTGGGTCCAACAAGCCACTCGGAGCGATCAGGCGACGGTTTTGTACTTCACCGAGATTTTGACCTCCTACATGCTTCGTTTGCGGGCACTTAACGGGTCGAAGTCACTCAGTCTGCCAGACGGGGAGATAAAGTCCCGAGAAACGCCTTCTAGGGCCGTTGTAGAGGATTTGGACCTATTTATCAAGTGGGCCTCGGATTCCGGGCACTCCAGTTGGGTCAGGACCAAGTTCGAAGCGGATTTGAAGGCGGTAAAGCAAAGCGCTACACCCAGCGGAGAGGTCTATACCACCTCTGACGGTGAAGTGATCGAGGGGCTGGCGCTCGTCGAAGGCAGTATTTCAGTGACAATCGACATAATCGGAAAGGAATAGAGATGCAAAGTCCAGAAATTAACGAGTTGGCCACGGCGTTGGTGAAGGCACAGGGGGATTTCCCCACTGTCCTAAAGACCAAGACGGCCAAAATCCAAACCAAGCCGACCCCGGCTAATCCGAACGGAGGGTCGTACTCCTACGACTACGCCGACCTGGGAGATATCCGAGAGGCGGTGGTGCCGACTCTCACGCAGTATGGATTAGCAGTCACCCAGGCTCCCAGTATCTACGGGGATAGCCCGGCCTTGACCACGACCCTCATGCACACCTCTGGCCAGTGGATTGAGAGTGAAATGCTCTTGCACATTGAGAAGACCGATGCGCAGGGTCAGGGTTCAGCCATTACCTACGCTCGCCGGTACGCCTTATCAGCGATCCTGGGGATTGTGACGGAATCTGATGACGATGGGAGCGCGGCAACGAGTGCAAGACGAGAATCACCTCCCGTGAGGGAGCCTGGTGAGTACGTCAACAACCAACGTACCCAGGCCAATCATCAGTACGATCCTGAGCCCGACTTCCAAGACAATGACCCGCGAAGAGCAAATCCGAACATCGCCTATCAGCGTCCGACTCAAACCCCACACGGCTACGAACACGGTTCGGGTAACTCGGACTTCGACATCATCCTGCAAGCTGCAGTCCTAAGCGATAACGACTTCATTCATTCACTGGCCGAACAGATTGAGAAGCGCGGTTCGTTGAGTGACAAGCAGATATCCTCCGGCGTTTCTCAGGCTTACAAGATCGTGAACGGCGAATGAGCGCGACCAACTCAATGCTCGACATCGTGGACTTCGTGGAGGAACTCGGTGGGACTCTGGGCCAGGAGGAACGCAACCGACTCATCTGCCTTGTTCAGGACTATTCACGGGAAATCTTCAAAGAGACTCTGGGTGAGGTTTCGCCGGGTCTCTAATCTCTCCTGATAGACCCTCCGGGGGTCTCTCCCCGGCAATGCCTCTCGCTCAGTGAAAGTTTCGCGGGCAGTGTAAAAAGAACAGTTCTAACACGAACTACACGGATGTAATTTTCTCCCTACATAAGAAGTCTGTTTTGAATATAAGAGCGAGATAAGAACCATTTCTGTTGAATGTAAGAGGAATATAAGAGCGGGATAAGAACGATTCTTAGAAAAATGTCCCGTATTTTGAGGAGTCCACTACTGCTCCGAGGCTCACGTTAGGTGTAGACTGAGGTTCAACGGAAAGGATGTGATGAAGCGCTCAAGTCTTAAACAAGGAAAGTCCGCTCAGCTCGCTGCGTACGACGCGGAGTTCTTGCAGGCCAAAGCCCTTATTTTGCAGCGTTCCAAGGGCGTCTGCGAGGCCGCGACGTTCGTGCTGTATCACCTGGTCCGTACTGAAGAGACCCAAATGGCGCTCAACGATTTCCTCGATGTGGGATGTGGAATTACTGCTGTCCACATCCACCATCGCAAGTATCGGAGCAGGGGAGGGTCGAACCAAATCACCAATCTCTTGGACATCTGCCTCGCCCATCATGAGTGGATTCACGCTCATGGAGGATTCGGGGAATCGGCCAACCTGTTAGGACTGGCCCTTAGTGCTGGAGAACTGGAGATGCTGTGAAAAAACGAGGACTCAACATCGCTCAACTATGGGGTGCCCCGGAACCCCTGCTCCCATTCCAGATTCACTCTCAACCATCCATCGACGCAGCGGCCAGCGTGAAGCCCAACGCCCATACCCTGCGCGAGACCATCTTCATGGCTATTTCCAACGCTCCGACTGGTTTAACCGACGAAGAACTTTCGATTCACACGGGGATATTGGGCAACACCGAGCGCCCGCGCCGGATTGAACTGCAACAGGCCGGGAGAATCGTCCCCGCTGGGACCAGAGCTACCAAATCAGGCCGACAGGCAACCGTGTGGACGGTCTCGCGTGGCTAGGTTGGAGGACCCCTCCGACGCGGTGAGACCCTTGCGGCGTAGGGACCTGCGAAACCTCGACGTTTCTGCGTCCACGCACCGGGACATCAATCGCTTGAAGGTTCTGGCAAAGATGCTGAGGAACCGTAAGACATCCACGGCTGCACTGACCCAGGAACGTCGTGACATCTTGAAGCGGCTACGCGGCGATCTAGGACTTCACGAATTAGCGGAGCTCTCCGGCGTGGATGCAAGTTTCGTCAAAAGAGAGATCGAGAGGGAATCATGAGTTTCAGCAAGGAAGAACTTGAAAAAGGCCGTGAGCTGTACGAATACCGAAGGACTTTACGCATCGCCAAGGAAGTAGCCGAGGAGAGCATAGAGCGGTTGGAGAGGGAAATTGTCGAACTGAAACGAAAGTTGGCGGCCCATGAGTGACATGAAGGGCGGGAAAATGGATGAGGTTCTTTACAAATGGCTCTTGGCTGATCGACGCTCACCGATTCAAAAGGAGCCGTGGCCCGT